AAGAACAGAGGAGAGGTAGGAAATATGAGTTCAACTATGTGGGCTCAGGCAAGTGTACTATCAGAACAAGACATAGAAACCCTGGGTCAATTTATCCAGGAGACTATGGATGAATAATCTAAATTTAAAACAAGAATTACTAGTAATAACAATGGAAGAGTGTGCAGAACTCACTCAGTCCTGTAGTAAAATAATTCGTTTTAGTGAAGATGATATACTTGATGTCGAGGATATTAGTAACTTACAAGACGAAGTGGGCGATGTGGCCTGTATGATAGAATTACTAAAAGAATTTAAACTCGTAGACGATAATAAAATAAAAGAAAGAATAAAAGTAAAAAGAGCAAAATTAAAAAAGTGGAGTAGTTTATTTAATGAATAAGTTTAAGGCCCCGCCAAATATAGCAACTTTCTTTCTAAGAATACCATTATCAGCAATGTTTTTACAGCAAGGTTTAAGTAAACTTCCTGTAGATGGTGCGATTGCAGAGGCCTGGGGATTACCATATATAGTATGGTGGTTTGTTACGTGGGGTGAAATAGGTGCGGCAATTGGATTAATGGTTGGAGGTGTATTAGGATTAATACCTTGGCATGCCAAACATTTTTTCCTGGCCAGATTAGGAAGAAGTTACCCAAATTTTAGATTGTTTACAGACGAACTTGGAGATTTAGTAACTAGATTTAGTGGTATTACAATGACTTGTATTGCAACAGGTGTAATATGGATATTAAATCCTGCAAGTTTATGGGACGTTATATATAAAGATTACCTACATGTTAGTTTATATGTTGGTGGACTTTATTTTGCTTTAAGAGGTAATGTAAGATGATAGAAATATACGGAAAAGAACAATGTCCTTTTTGTGACATGGCAAAAGTGTTATGCACACAAAAAGGTTTAGAATATGAATATTTTCAATTTGGAAGTGATTTTAGTAGGGAAGAAATGATAGAAAAGTTTCCTAATGCAAGAACATTTCCGCAGATTATTGTTGAGGGTGAGAAAATAGGTGGTTACGATCAACTAAAGAAAAAATTTGAATAAGGAAAAACAATGTCTGAACCTACCGAGTGGTATACCCATGATTGTGAGTTTTGTTTCACTAGAACACTAATAAGTTTTGAAGAGGAGATACCAAATGAAATACACTGCCCACATTGTGGAAACTCCGCAGAGACAGTTGACGAATTAAATTTTAATGAATAGTTGGTTATATAAAGGTATAGAATTTGTACCACCCAAAAATTTTAGTTCAGATGATTATTATGGATTTGTATACATGATTACTAACAGGGCAACAGGCCGAAAGTATGTTGGTAAAAAATTCTTTTGGAGTAAGAAAACTCTACCTATTACTAAAACAAGAAAAAGAAGAAAGAGGTTATTAGTAGAATCAGATTGGAGAGACTACTATGGTTCAAATGTACATTTAAAAGAAGAAGTACAAAAAATGGGGGCAGACTGTTTCCATAGAGAAATTTTGCACTTATGTAAGTCAAAAGGTGAATGTGCATACATGGAAACTAAAGAACAATTTGATAGAGATGTTTTATTGACAGACGATTATTATAATGGTATTATTAACTGTAGAATAGGTGGTAATGCTGTAAAAAACTTAAAATAACACTTTACTTTTGATGTAAGATGTGTTATAATAGTACTTATTATGGGCGATTTAATACAATTTCCTACAGGGAAAAAAATAGAAAACGAAGAAGAAAACTTTCAATTGATGGTGAACACTCTTGTTGACGAGTCAGTATCTACGGCACAACATATGTTAGATGTTATGGAGGACGAGTTAAGTTCCATGAATATTCCATGGTTAGAGGGATTTAATATGAGGGACGAACAATTTCCTGAGAGCAGAGATGCGTTTGTTTTAGTAAATATAATATATGCAATGTTTTTAAGATATACAGAAGTTCCACATTCTCTACATAGTGAACTGGATTTATTATATGTAAATATAAAAAGAATGGCACAAGAGCCTAAAAACGAAGTAGAGTTTGAACCAGACTTTACACTTGACGGAGATGATGATGATACTACTTGACTATAGTCAAATTGCACTTGCAAATATTATAGTGCAGAGATTAAATGATGAAGATATGATAAGACATATGATTTTAAATAGTATTCGTATGTATAATAAAAGGTATAGAGAAGAATACGGCCAAATGGTTATATGTGCTGATGGTATGAATACCTGGCGTAAGGAATACTTTCCTGAATATAAGGCACATAGAAGAAAGAATAGGGAAGAATCAGATCAAGATTGGACAGAAATATTTAGAATACTACATTTAGTAAGAGACGAAATAAAAGAAAATTTACCATATAAAGTTATACATATGGACGGAGTCGAGGCCGATGATATCATTGGTTCACTAGTACTTAGGTCACAAGAATTTGGATGTCACGAACCTATAATGATTGTATCAAGTGATAAAGATTTTATACAATTACAAAGATATTCAAATGTTAAACAATTTTCACCACAACAGAAAAAGCTTGTGAGTGATGATAATCCTGTAACATATCTTTGGAACCATGTGTTCAGAGGAGATAGTGGAGACGGGGTACCCAATGTGTTATCGAGAGATGATACATTTGTTTCAGAGAATAAACAAACACCTTTGAGACAAACTAAAATTGATGATTGGATATATAACGCTGAAAGACTTAGAGAAGTATTACCAGAAGAAGTATATCGTAATTATCAAAGAAATAAGAAACTTATAGACTTAACTGAAATCCCAGAGGAGATTCAAAAAAGTATTATAAATACATATGATTCACAAAAACCTGCAATGAAAATGAAGGTTTTGAATTATCTAATTAAAAAAAGATGTAAATTATTGATTGAAGTAGTGGAGGAATTTTACAACAATGAAATTATTAGTACCTGAAATATTTGAGAGGGCTTCGGCCTTACCAACACAAAAAGAACGTCGTGAGTTTTTAAGAGAACACGACTGCCCTGAGTTAAGAGATATTATTAGAATTAATTATGATCCAAAGATTGAATCACTCTTACCAAAAGGGAGACCACCTTATACAGCAGACGATGCGCCTGAAGGTAAATCACCAAGTCATTTAGGAAAGAAATTTAGAAGATTTAAATATTTCTTTAATGGACCTACTGGCTTAAAAACTGAGGCACTTAAAAGAGAGTCCATGTTTATTGAATTGTTAGAAAGCATTCATCATACAGAGGCAGAACTATTAATTGCCGCCAAGGATAAAAAAATGAAATATCCTGGAATAACAGAAAAACTATGTAAGGATGCATTTCCTGAATTAATTGCAGAATAGTTTTATAGGGGTTTACATTCCCTTATATATATGTTATAATATACATCATGAATATTTTTATATTACATAATGATCCCGTGATTGCCGCACAAGACCAGTGTGACAAACATGTAGTGAAAATGATAGTAGAATCAGCTCAAATGTTATCTACTGCACATCGTATGATAGATGGTACTGTTGAGAAAAGAGCTTCAAAATCTGGTAGAACAATGGTAAAATATTATAAGTTACCAGATAAAAGAGAAGATATTTTATATAAAGCAGTTCATTTTAATCACCCTTGTTCTGTATGGACAAGAGAAAGTTGTTGCAACTATTCATGGCATTATGAACATTTTATTGCATTATGTAAAGAGTATACATATAGATATGGTAAAGTACACTCAACTGAAACAAAGTTAAAAGATATATTAAAGAAATTACCATCAAATATAAACAGGTCAGGTGGTATGACTCCTTTTAAACTGGCCATGCAATCTAATCCAGAATGTGTAGTACATGATTTAGGTGGTGTGAATCCAGTTGAGACATATAGAAACTTTTACCAAACAAAACAAAAAAGATTTAAAATGGAATGGACAAAAAGAAATACGCCAAGGTGGTTTAAACATGCCTCTATATGATTTTTTAAATAAAGAAACTGATGAGGTCATAGAGATTAATTTATCTCTATCTGAATATGATAATTTTCTAAAAGAAAATCCACATCTAAAAAGGGTAATACTAGGCGCGCCAGCAATAGGAAGTAAAGGTACTCAAGGCGCATTATCCAAGGCAGGTGATGGATGGAAAGAAGTACAAGACAAAGTAAAGGCTGGACTTCCTCCAAGATTAAGAGGAAATATAAGAACTAAATAATGTTTAAACATGAACCAATAGATTTAGGTTATGACCTAAATGCAAAAACCAGTAAAAAAGGTAGAGTATACACTACGCCAGATGGTAAAGAATATCCATCTATCACAACAGTATTATCAATATTAAGTAGAGAATCAATACAGAAGTGGAGAGAAAGGGTAGGAGAAGAAGAGGCAAATAAAATATCAAGAATTGCCTCAACTAGAGGAACTGCTGTACATGAACTACTTGAAAGATATGTTGATAATGATCCAGACTTTTTAAAGGGAGAATTGCCACACATTGTTCAATCATTTAAAGATGTACAACCGATATTAGATAACAATTTAAATAAGGTTTACGCACAAGAGGCTCCATTATATTCAGACCATTTAGGTCTAGCTGGTAGAGTAGATTGTGTAGGAGTATGGGATGGTAAAAATTCTATAGTGGATTATAAAACATCTCGTAAAGTAAAAAAGAAAGAATGGGTAAGTAATTACTTTATGCAATGCGCAGCCTATGCAATTATGTGGGAAGAAAGAACTGGAATGCCCATAACACAATTAGTAGTATTAATTGCAGTTGACGATAATGAACCTCAAGTTTTTGTAGAACATAGAGACAATTGGACTGAAAAATTAATAGATACTATAGGTAAATATAAAGAGGAAAAACGCCGTGAAAAGGTGTTTGGTAATTAGGAGATAATATGTTAACAATAGGAAATAAATTTCCAAATTTTACACTTCAAGGAGTGGACGATTGTAATGATTTTGTAAAAGTAAAGTTAGAAGAAAATAATTGGAATGTAATTTACTTTTACCCTAAAGATTTTACCTTCATATGTCCAACTGAGATTGCTGGTATGGACATATTAGTAAAAGAGGCCAAGGTTATTGGTATTAGTGGAGATAACGAATTTTGTAAACTGGCCTGGAAAAAAGACAACGAATTAATCGGTGGTATAAAACACTCATTGGCCGCTGATTGTGGACTTGGATTATCACATGAGTTAGGTATAGTAAATGATAATGAAAAGGTTTGCTATAGGGCAACATTTATTGTTGATCCAAATGGGATAATTCAACATGTATCTATAAATGGTCTTGATACTGGCAGAAACGCAAAAGAAGTATTAAGAACTCTTAAAGCAATTAAGGCTGGTGGACTAACTGGCTGTGAATGGAATCCGGGGGAAGATTTTGTAGGATGAAAAAAGAAATGAATTATTTATTAGAGGCACTAATTAAAAAACTAGAGGGTGATATAGAGGTCGCAAAGGCCAATATAATGGTATATCATAGAAACCCTGCTGGTATAGGCGAACATTCTGATATTGTAGAATCAATAGAGAAAGAAGTCGAGAAAATTGCCGATGCTCACGATAAAATCGAGGCAATTAAACATTATTTCTAAAAAAAGACGCACTTTTTTCGCAAAAACACTTTACATATCTAAAATTATGTGTTATAATGGACATATAAAATAAGGAGTAAAGATGAAGAAAGTAAATTTAGAAGATATAAAAAGAAAACCAATAAATGGTTTTGTCGGTAGAAGAGTAGATGGCTCTTCAGTTGTAGTAGTAGATATCGGAGAAGGAAATCCAAAACTTAAATCTTTAATGATCAGCAAAGATGTTGATGCGTGGGATAAGTTTTGTGACGGAATAGGTGACTTTGATCCAAGAGGAGAAGTCAATATCGATTGGTTATTCGTAGATGGAAAGGAGAAAGTATTTCACTAATGAAAGACAATATTATTTTAGTAGATTGTGACGGTGTTTTATGTGATTGGGAATATTCATTTACTCACTTTCTAAATCACAAAGGTTATAAAACTAAAGATGAAATGGAATACAATGTCGGTAATCGATTTGGTATTAGTAAAGAAGAAGGAAAAAAACTAGTAGCCGAGTTTAACGATTCTGCCGCAATTGCATTTTTACCTCCTTTAAGAGATTCAGTCTATTATATGAAAAGACTAAATATGTTACATGGATATAAATTCCACTGTATTACTTCTTTATCAGATAATAAGTACGCACAGAAATTAAGAATACAAAATCTTGAATTATTATTCGGGAAAGAATTATGGGACGACTTTATCTTTCTACCATGCGGTGGAGATAAAGATGAAGAACTAAGAAAATACGAAGGAACTGGCTGTTGGTGGATAGAAGATAAACCAAAGAACGCCGAAGTTGGAGAAAATTTTGGATTAAATCCAATTTTAGTTGCCCATAACCACAATGCCTTTATAGGTAGTAAATATCCAAGGTTTTGGAAATGGAAACAAATATACAAACATATTATAGGTGAATAAATGGGTAAATTAAGACAATGGTTTAACAATTGGCTTGATAGACAAATAGAGAAATCCTTTCAGCGTCAGGCTGATAAACTATTTAATAAAAATATAAAAGAGAAGTAAAATGCCAGTAAAATTAAAACCAAGTGTAGTAAAGATTGATAGGGCTACTAAAAAGAAATCTATTGAACATTACTTTATGAAATCAACACCTGAGGGTGAATTATTTGGATTATTAAATAATGATAATACAAAACCTAAAGTAAAACAAAAAATAAGAAATGAATTAACTCGTAGAGGAGTTAAAATAGTATGGCAACCAAAAACGACATAACAGGCGATTCCATACAGAGTAAAACAACAAGTAAAGAATACTTGGACAACTATGACAAAATCTTCAGGAAAAAGAATAAAAACAAGATTTCACAAGATACTGTGGGGGCAAGAAAGCCCTTACGGCGCCAAAGTAATACCTAATAAAAAAAAGAAAAACCCACGAAAAGAAAATAAAAAGCTTATAAATACTTTAATAGAGGAATAAATATGGCAGATGACTTACTAAAATTTGACTTTGGGTTTACAGCAGTAGATGAATCCGAATTAGAAGCCGTACAAGAAATTAGTACAAAGGCTTCTTCAACAGAGGCAGAAGTAAAGGCATTAGAGGATAAGTTAAATAACTTATATAATGCAATACTACCTCTATTAACTAACTTAAAAAAGAATCCAGAAAAAGAATATATATTATGGCCTAATCGTACAGAAAAGATAGAGGCATTTGAGGATCACATAGCAGGAATAATTAAATAATGGCAATAGTAAGTTCAGGAGCAATATCATTAGGAACAGCCGCAGGTACTAATAGAAGTATATCAGGTGAATTTGGAGGAACAGTTCCTCACGCATTATCAGAATACTATGGAGTCGCGACTGGAGTTCCAACATCTCCCAATGAAATCGCATTTAGTGACTTTTATGGAACAAGTGCATTTTCATGGGGTACACCTGGTGATCCGACAACTGGTATATGGGCACGAATAGCAGTAAGAACAGTACAATCTGCCCACGCTAAATGTAAAGTAGGATTTCAATATAGAAATACAGGCTCAGGTGGTGTAGTAAGAGCAGTTTTCTTACGAAGTTCGGCCAACGGTACTGGATTATATGATGGAACTAATCAGAACGAAAGTGTTTTAGATTTATTTCCATACTCTGGTTCCGATCCAGCATCAGTACAAATAAAAATGGATTGGACATCTAATGTATCTACCTCAACTGGCGGAAGTACTTATGAGGCAGATGATACAGCTGGAAATAGTTGGACTAAAAATACTTTTAGAACAATAGCCACTGGTACAACTGATAACTATAATGATCAAATTGCAAGTTTCACTAACGGAGACTTTACTTGGGGAGAATGGGCTGCCAGTACTGGTACAGCAAGTGGTATGACACAGGTACAAATTAATGGTACAGGTGGATCAACAAGTGGGGTAACAATAACTGCAAGAGCCCTAGATTCAAGTAATAATGTAATTGCAACATCAAGTGGTAAAACAATACCACTCACATGTAGGGCAACTAAAGAAACATTCGGCGGCCCAGGCGGAGGAGGTCCATAATGAATATAGAACAATTAAAAGAAACACTTAAAATCGACGAGGGAGTCGTATATGAAATATATAATGATCATCTTGGTTATGCAACATTCGGTATTGGTCACCTTGTCCTTGAAGGAGAACCAGAACATGGGTGGCCGGTGGGTACTGCCGTCTCAGAGGATAGAGTTGATGAATGTTTCGAAAGAGATGTACAAACAGTAATAGAAGATTGTAAAAAATTACATGATGGTTGGGATGGTTACCCAGAAGAGGTAAAACAAATTGTCGCAAACATGATGTTTAATATGGGACTCACGCGCTTGAGTAAATTTAAAAAGCACAACGCAGCGCTGCAATGTGGTGATTGGAAGGAGGCTGCTGTAGAAGGCAGAGATTCAAGATGGTACAAACAAGTGACAAATCGAGCAGAGAGACTTATGTCGAGACTAGAGGCGGTATAAATTATTATCATACCAACGAAGAACAAAAACATAAAGGGTGGCACTGGTGTCACGAAAAACAAGGGTATTTTAGATACTCAGATTGGAATTTAACCAAGGAAGAAATAGGAGAAAAATATGGCATCAACAGTTAAAGTATTAGCTAGTGAAGTTAGCCTTAGTAATACTGCTTCCAATATTTCCTTAGCACAGGTTGTAAGAGTTCATAATTTGAACGGTGCAACTAAAGTATTAACAATTAAAGATTCAGGTGGTAATACACTAGGTACTCTTTCACTTGCTAATGGGGAAATAATTAATATTAGAAAGAATGCAACTGATACTCTTGAAGTACCAGCGGCTACTGCTAATATTAAGGCGGTAAAAATCGCGCACAGCCACTAATAATAACTAAATAAATCCTCTGTAAAACGGAGGATTTTTAGCATCTAAGATATAATTTATTATAAATAGAATTGATAATAAATATAATAAATTATGGAAGAAGTATTTCAATTAATAAGCGACGTGGGTTTGCCAATTGCTGGTGCGTTGGTAATGGGTGTCTTCATATTCATCATTATTAAACAAATAATGGAGGGCGTGGTAGATAACATTAAAACCTTAACCATGTTCTGTGAATCTTTAGAGAATAGAGCCAGAACAATGAGTAATGAAATGATTAAAATTGATATGCTTGTAAGTAGTGCATTAGAGTTAAGACCAGATATTGATAGAGTCGCTAGGGCGGAAAATTTTATCGAAGATGGTAAACTAGATGTGAGGCGAGATTAATGGAACCAATAGAAGAATTAAGTTCAATAGGAACTATTATAAGTGACTATGGATTTCCAGCCGTGATGGTAGTGGGTCTAGGTTATTTTGTATACTTCGTATGGAAGTTTATCAGTGATGAAATTGAACCTGCGACTGAAAAGATGCATTTCCAATTAATTAAAGTAATAGACCAAATGAGAATGTTGGATCAAGATTTAATTCGTTTACAGCAAAAAGTAAATGTAGTTTTAGAATATAGAGAAAATGAAAAGAAAAAACACCCAGGAGGAGATAATGGATAAGTTAGAAATCACTGTGCTTAGTGGTATTTTTCTAATATCAGTATTGGCAATCAGTAATCCAGTAGGGGCCGATGAAGTATTTAAATTTAAGAATCCTTCATTTAGTGGAATAGGAACTGGAGCTCACTATTTAACAATAGAAAACCAAGAACACAGCAGAAAGAAAGCAATTAAAGATGCACTAGATGCCGCTCGTAAGGCCGCATTAAGGGAAGAAGAGAATACAACATTGGCTAAATTTATGCGAAATTTAGAGAGTAGAATATATGCTCAGATGGCAAAACAGTTAGTAGAATCAATGTTCAGTAACGATAGTGCGGTAAGATTTGGATCGTTTGTACTAGAAGGTAATACAGTTACTTACGAAGTTATTACTAATGAAGATGGTACAGAATTTATTAAAATGACAATTGTCGCAGAAGATGGAACAACTACGGTTATAGAAATACCTATAGGTAGTGGTAATTTCGGACAAGACCCTGATAACGGATAATGGAAGCTTTACTTGGTTTATTATTAATACTAGGACTGATGAATGAATCATCAACCCCTGTATGGTCCGAAGAACCTCAAGAATGTAAAGAGTTAGAATACGAAGAAGTAGTTGATGGTTTGACAGCATCAAAAAATTCTATTAAGTATATATTAAAAAATACACAAAGAAAACATCATATATGTGTAGAAGAACCAGAAGTTATTAGGTTACCATCATATATTGAATTATTAAATCTACCGGCAGCAGATGACATGCCTGTTGTTGCGGTATATGGATTTTTAGATAAAACAGGACAAAGAAAAGAAAGAGATGGAATAGCCGATTTTTCTACAGCAACCACTCAAGGTGGAACTGAATTATTAATAGACGCATTAAAAACTGCGGGAAATGGAAAATGGTTTAGAGTAGTAGAAAGACAAGGTATTGATAATCTTGTAAGGGAAAGACAGATTATCAGAAGTGCAAGACAAGAATTTGCGGGCGACGGTGGCCCACAACCATTGAACCCACTCCTATTCGCAGGAATGATAATAGAGGGTGGAATAATTGGTTATGATACTAATACAAGAACAGGCGGTCGAGGCGCAAGACTACTTGGTATTGGTAAAAGTAAACGATATTCACAAGATGTCGTCACCGTATCTGTTAGAGCTGTTTCAGTTTTAACAGGTGAAGTATTATTAAATGTCCAGGCCAAGAAAACTATTCTTGGTTATGGTGGAAGTGGTGATATATTTCGATTCGTCGATCAAAGCACCACTCTTGTAGAATATGAGGACGGAGTGGGAAATAATGAGTCAGTGACATACGCGGTACGAACAGCCATT